CACAGCAAATCCTTGGTCAGGGCATGTTTCTCAATGATGAGGAGTTTGTCCAGTGGGCGATGGATTCTTACGGGATCTCGCGTGATCGGCTTACGCAGCTAGCCAAGGAGAGCATCTGATGGATATTTCAAACACCTTCCTTCCTGTTGCCATCGAGCTAATTCAAAATGTCTTTCCGACTCCGGTCTCGTACATACGGAATCTCGGGAGCAGCTATGACCCGGCGACGGGCGAGGTCACTCAGAACACCGAACAGTTCAACATCAGCGCCGGAGTCATCTCCAGAGCGCGAGTTGAAGAGGGAGGAGTCGGAGAGACCTACAGCCTGACGCTATGGATTGACCACAGCCCAACGGGGATGCCGCATTTGCCAACTACTTCTGATTCAGTCACTTACGACGGCACGACATGGAAGGTCGTAAGCATCGATCCCACTTATTCATCGACGGGCTTGATCGCGTCGAAAATTGTCGCGAGGGCTGATTGATGGCCAAGAAATTCAACGGCGTCGAGATCATCAAAAAGATTGATAAGGCGTTGGATGAAGCCACGGCGCAATTTCTGATTAATACGCAATCAAAGCTGTCGGCGGCATCACCTGTTGATACCGGACGCTTGGCTAGCTCATGGAACATTGGGCGCAATACCCCTGACCTTTCTGCTCCGCCAGAGCGCGAAAACAAAGCCAGGCCAGTCATAAAGCCATACCCTGGGGAGATCACATACGGCGGCGATTGGTTTATTTCGTCAAACCTGCCGTACACCCAGCGAGCGGCATTTGACCCGTATAACGGGCGACGTGGTGGTGGTGACTGGTTTACGCGTATCGAGAACAGCCTGTCAAAAGATATTGACCGCATTTTTCAACGCGCCCTCTCCCAAATCAAATGACATTCCAAGCTGTTCGCGCCGAGATCGAATCGAAGGTTTACAGCGCCTTCCAGGCGTTAAGCCCGCCAGTTGCGGTTGTCTTCGACAACACGCTTGAAACGCCTCCTGCGTTGCCTCATGTGGTCTGCCTGATCAGTTACGTCAGCACCACCGAAACAGTGATCTGTCAGTCAGAGGCAGCAATTGAGAATCTGCAAGGCAACCTGCAGCTTTCGATCTACGCCCCACGCGGGCGCGGAATGAAAGCGCTTGAGGAGTACGGCGCAGAAGGCATGAAGGTGATGAACACCATGTACGACTGGAGCAGCTCGGTGCGGGTGCGATGCGGGCAGATCAGCGGCCCTGTGCCCTTGCTAAATGGCCCAGAGCCATACGCCTTAGCAACCGTAAGCTGTCCTTTTTCCGCAACAGTAGACTAAATATGTCTTTGCCCCCGAAGACAACGCCCCCGTTGTTCTTTCCTAGGTGGCTTAAATGCCGGTCGCATGTAGCGCCACAGCCTTAACTGGCAGTTCTGGCGCGGTCTATTTCACACCTGCAGCAACGAAAGCTTGCCTTTTGGCTGCTGATTTTTCTAGCGGTGACAATGACATCACTGTTGGCACCGATAAAGATTTCCGCGTCGGTGATGTTGTCACGTTTTCGTTGAAAGACGGGGCAACACTTGATGGCGGTTTGACTGTCAACACTCAGTACCGCATTGAAACCGTTACTGATAGCAAAGTCACAATTGTCTTGGCTGCTGACGGCACTGCTGTCACGATTGCCGGTGACGGCGCAGACAACGGCGGTCACGTCGAGATGCAAAACGACCCCACAGGTATCTGTGAGGTTCGTGAATGGTCTTGTGACTTCTCTGCATCCTCCCTAGATGTATCAACACTGCCTTGCGGTGTAGGTGCCGCAGCGGGTGCGGCCAAGTACCTGCAGCCCAAAAAGACTCAGGCTGGCCCTCCTGAGATCACTGGGTCAATGACGCTTTATCTAACCAACGACGGGACATCATTGTCTCAACGTTTGATGGAAAGCGTTATTTACGCCAACCAAGACGGTGCAGCGGTCAAGCTGTATATGAACGCTGTTTCTGATGGTGCTACTAACCCAGCCCCTGATGACACAAAGTCTGCGTTTGTTGCGGGCGAAGTGGTCTTTACTGACTTCTCCACCACAGTCAATACAGATGATGCCATTACTGCTGAGGTTGCTTTCAGCATGTGGAAAGTGACCAACTGGATTGGCCTGGCTATTAGCTAAACCATCCGGTTAAATTGACTTATCCCCCTCACCCGGCCTCGCATTTTGCGGGGCTTTTTTGTTGCCGATACGATGGGTTTGTTGAGAACGCGCTCAACAGGGTGGCGGGGGGATGCGTCGCTGCTTCCCCTTAAGCCTGGGCTAGTCTGCTTACGCAGCGACAATTCAACATGGCAAAAGCTCAAACGGGCCTGGAAAAATTACAGGCTCTTGTCGATTTAGAAAACAAGCTGATTAAGCACGAGGTCGAGATCAAAGGCATTGATTTCACTTTCTGGTCAAAACCCACATCAATCAGCAAGTACAAGGCCGCAAAAGCAGCATCAAAAGACCCTGAAGACTTGCTAGAGACCACAGCGCGTTTGTTTATCAAAAGTGCTTTAGACGAAAATGGCCAGCCGCAGTTTCAGATTGATGCGCTGCCTTTGCTAATGAGTCAGTTGTCAATGGCTTCAGCGTCAAAGCTCATGGGCGCCATGAACGAAACGGAAGAGGAGGAAGAGGCATATTCTGAGCTGGACATGAAAAGCAATTAAGGCTCAGCTCAATAAGGACAAGTACCTTTTAGCTGAACTGCAGGTTGCAAAAGAGCTGGGGATGACCCTGGGTCAACTGCAGCGTGAGATGACCTACGCAGAGCTATGGATTTGGTTGGCCTATTTCGGTTTGATCAATGACAAGCAAGAGGAGCAGATGAAAAAAGCAAAATCAAGGCGCCGTTAGAATTCACCTATCGGCGCTTTTTAATTGGCTACTACTGCTCCAATTATTCTCCCGATTAAGACGCCTGGTCTGTCGGATCTCCAGAAATTGGAGACGAAGATGCGGGCATTGGAGCGCACTGTTGAAAGCTTGCAAGGTGACCTAGGGAAAGCCAACAAAAAAATTGAAGAGTTAGGCCGTAAATCAAAAAGTGCGTCAGGTGGTGTCGCAAGTCTGGCCAAAGGTTTAGTTGCTGCCGCTGCGGCTTTTGTCACTGTTCAGAAAGCTGCCGACTTAGCTGCGACGGCAATTCGTGAGTCGGTTGCTCGGGATACGGCAGAGAAAAGTCTGTCATTGCTTGCTAAGAACTATGGCGAAGTAGCTGACGCTCAGCTTCTGGTAGAACGCGCAGCTAAGAAATTTGGACAGTCACAAACGGAAGCGACCAAAGCAATTTCAACGACTTATGCAAGGTTGCGCCCGTTAGGCGCGACGTTGACGGAGATTGAGAGCGTTTATAACGGCTTTAATACGGCGGCCAGATTGTCTGGGGCGACGGCTGCAGAGTCGGCCGGTGCCTTCAGGCAGTTAACGCAAGCTCTGGGCTCTGGCGCTTTGCGTGGTGATGAGTTCAACAGCATTGCTGAACAAGCTCCGCTGCTGTTGCAGGCAGTTAGCAAAGAAACGGGCGTTGCAGTTGGTGCTCTGCGTGATTATGCGGCTGAGGGTTTAATCACTTCTGATGTTGTTGTCAGGGCGTTGGAGCGAATTGAAAAGGAAGGCGCGGCAGGATTGGCTGAGGCATTGCAGACGCCAGAGCAAGCGTTCAAAGATCTTGAGAACGCTGCGGAAGACTTGAATGTTGAGGTTGGCAGGCTTTTGCAACCTGCTGTTCTTGAGTTTGTTCGGGCATTGACAGAACAGTTCAGACAGTTGACTGCTGACATCGATAAGACAAGAAAGGCTGCTGAATTTTTAACTGAAAAGCTTGGTTTCCTTGCTGATATGGGCAATGCCGTAGCGGGTGCCTTTGACCGCATGGGCATTGGTTTCAACGACTTTGTCTCGAACGTAATTAAAAACTTGCCTGTAATCGGCGCAGCAGTGCAGATGCTTGAGAAGCTGGGCGTTTTGCGCGACAACTTGGCGCAAGCGCAAGACGACTCAAAGGGTGGGCGAAACTTTGGAGCGGATTATGCGGCGCAAGAAAAGGCATTGTTTGCCGCTGCTGGAGGATTTAGCCCTTACAAAGAAGGCGGTGGGATTGCTAGTCAATTTGGCGGCGGCCAAAGCAAGGGCGCAGGAAAAGCGGCCAAAGCAAGCACAAAAGCCGCTGATGAGATGGAGCGCCAGCTCAAGGCAGGGGAAGACTTAAGCCGTCAGTTCTCGCGCCAAATCAAACTGCTGCAAACCAAGGGCAAGTTTGACAAGGAGCTGCTGCAAAATCAGTTCAAGCTTGAAGACGCAATTAGGCGCATCAATGAGACAGCGGCACCGCTGCAACGTGAAGGCTTGATAGGCCAAGCGGCAGCGCTTAAAGATCAACAGGACGTTAGAACTTTAGAAAAAGCAATTGAGGGCTTGGCCGGTGACGTGACCAATGACTACACCAAGGCGCTTAAAGAAAGCAACAAAGAGCTGACCCAAGGCGAAGAGCTATTAAAAGGAGCCTATGAGATTGTTTCTGGCACTTTGACCAATTCAATCCAAGGATTAATCGATGGCACAAAAGAGTGGGGAGACATTCTCAGCGATATTGCAAGTCAACTTGGTTCGATGTTCCTCAACGTTGGATTCAAAGCTCTTGGCAATGGATTATTCCCTGGACTTGGCTTTGCCAATGGCGGTCGTCCACCTACCAATCAGGTCTCAGTCGTTGGTGAGCGTGGTCCTGAACTCTTTGTTCCTGATACCGCTGGAACTGTTGTTAGCAATGAGCAATCCAGAGCTGCAATGGAGCAATACAGCGGCGGCAACGATACTCAGGCTTATAACGAACCGATGAATATTAATGTAGAGACCACAAGCATTAATGGAATGGAGTTCATCACGCCGGATCAATTCCGCAAAGGTATTGATCAGGCTGCATCGAAGGGGGCCAAACAAGGTGAGCAACGTGCGATGAATCGTTTACGTCAGTCACGTTCAACCCGTAGCAAAATCGGCATCTAATGGCAAAAATCCACATTGGAAATTTAGTTGAGATTCGGCATTGGATCGTTCCAGACAACAGCGAGCCAGATGAAGGAGTTTGGCAGACACAACAACGGTGGCAAAATGCAAATGCCTTGGGGTCGATTAATTACGACGGGCACTCCTGGGGGTTTTTGTCATTCATGTATCAAGGCGCCACCCGTAGCCGGACAGGTGACAACATCGAAGCAGGGCTAGTGGTTTCGACAAATCAGATTTCAATGGACTATGCCTATGACATTGTTGTGATGGATTGGAACGTTCATCAGCATCACATAAAAAGGCAGGTGGTAGTTCGCACCTGTTTGCTTGATAATGAATTTAAAACCGTAAAAAAAGTGCTAACAGAAGAACGGTGGATTGGAGCTTCAATGAATTATGACGCCGAAATGGTCGAAATAACATTGGCCAGTGCAATCGATGCAGTTTTTGCAGGCTTACCGAATCAGTACCTTGACGAAATTACAGTTGGCCGCCTACCAACAACCGCTCGTGTTTCAACGTCTTGATTTAATTGGTCTCAAGTATCGGCTTGGTGCTGACCCTGAACGTCATGGTGCTGCTGATTGTTTGACCTTGTCGCGTTATGTGCTGCGGACGTATGGCATTGAAACACCAGCAGGTGAGCGTTCCTGGTATCGAAAGCTGAGACAGAAAGATTATTCGATATTTCGGGAACAGCTAAACTTATGGGGAACTCTTACCGACAAAATTGATGTCGGTACCGTTGCTCTATGCCGTACAAATGACGGCTTGGGCCTGGCCACCTTTATTGATGATTTTCCAGGATGGCTAAGTTTTTGCGGGAAAGAAGTGGTATGGAGCCAGGCAGAGGCCCTCAATATCGAAGTCTGCTATTGCCCTGGGAACAGCAATTTTGTGAAACGCTAGACATCAATGCTGATGAATATTTTGCTTATTACGATCTAGTCGCCCAACAAGTAAAAGCAGAAAAAGGCCGGGAGCTAATTCCCAATATTCGCAATGAGCCCACAACGATCATCACGTTGGTTGTTGGCTTGGCTTTGTCCGCCGTTGGTTCATTACTGGCGCCTAAGCCGCGTTCGCCAGAACAAAAGAAACAAGGCGACCCGTTCCAATCGCAAGATGTACGTGGTCGGACCAAATTTTCGCCGCTAACTCAGTTCGATGCAGTCCAAGACTTGGCGACGTTAGGGAGTCTTGTCCCTTTGATTTACACGCGACGTTATGACGGCCATGGCGGTGTCCGTGTGGAGTCACAGATGCTGTGGTCTCGGATGCGAAATTCAGCAACCTACCAAGAGTTGCGAGCACTGATGCTTTTTAGTGCTGGCAAGCTTGATGAAGACCCA